TGGAATAAGATCAGGGCTGGCCTCAAGTTAGGAAAGTGGATATCCTCCACGTTCCTTCAGTACTCTTTTGGGATAGCCCCCACTGCGGGGGTTCTTCAAGAACTGAGCAGCCTAGGACCCAAACTAGGGGACCTCCTCGCAAACAACTCGGTGATTCGTCATCAGCGAGTGAGAGGGTCATTCACCTTCGTCTTCAACGACGAGGAATTGAAAGTTCTTGGTATCTATGATCGTATATTCGGTCGCACTCTTAGTTTCACAACAAGAGCGACGAGCGACTTGATGTACCCCGAATCGCCAGTATTTCTGGCGATCGCTAACATGTACGGCGTTGGTATCCAACCTTCTGCAACGCAGCTATGGGAATTACAACCCGGAAGCTTCGCGGCGGATTGGTGGCTCAACATGTCACAGCGTCTTAGCTCTATAGAGCTGTCGGCTATAACTATGATGCTGAAAATACGGAACGTAATTGTTTCGTATGCCGTTAGTGTCTCGGATCCTGATCTGGATTGGAATCTCGCGACTCTCCTGCAGACCAAGTCTTCAACAAGGTTTAGTGGGTATCACCGCGAGCTCCTAAGTAGCGTACCAACCCTCACAGAGGGACCGGTAGACTTTCTTAGGGCCTCTGGTAAGCCTCCACAGGCAATACTTGGCGCCCTTCTCTATCAATTCTCGTCCCTGGGTTCTTAAGCCCAGTAGCAAGAACGTGTCGAAAGGACAGTTCAAGCATGTCGTACACCATTACGCTCGTCAACATCCCGGATCAGCCAACAACGAAAAACGCTGCTATGGCCAAGATCACGGTCGCCGACTTCAAGGCACCGACGGTCATCGCCGACACAGCTCCTCAAGGTGGAAGTTCATCCCACCACAAGTTTGCGTTGTCAGGCTCAGATGGGAAAGGCACTTACCTGGATCTGTCCGTCAAAGTCTCACCTGAAAAGGTGGACGCGGCGGGCAACCCTCAGATCAACACACGTGCAACAGCCACGTTAACTACGTTGGCCTTAGCAGTTGATGCCACGTCTGGCAAGGAACTAAAATTCCCTGTCCAAGCTGGCGTCTTCTTCAACTACCCGTCGAACGTGCGCGAGCTGAGCGTCGCGGATCTCGCGGTCATCGTCGAGAGCATTGTCAGCGTTGTGCTGGCAGGCTACGATGCTAGTACCGGGGTCCCAGCGGGGGCGGTGCTGAGTAATCTCTGCTACGAAACAACGTCTGCGCTCAGCTAACTCAGGCTGATGGACGTTGAGTTCGCAATATTTCCTCGTGAGGGTCGCACTATTCTGAAGGTGGACCCTTTACTGCTGGTTGCCAATGGCGTGGCGACCCCTGGTAATGAGTACCAGGCGGCCTCCGCCATCGCTATGCAAGTTTCGCTCCTTGATGACTCTCCGTTAGCGCGTTTAGGCCTAAAGCCGAAGGTTGTTTATACCCGCGAGCTCTGCCTGTGGGTTAGCCGACCATTAGTCGAACTGATTAAAGAACGCGCTTCGCTGTCTGACAAGCTTTTAAAGGGCTTGTCCCTGTATGGTAGCCCGGACGTCGAACTCTACCAAGAGTTCAAACGTACGCCTATCTTTAGGGAATACCACGAATGGTGTAGACAGCACGATCCGAAACTACTGCAGTTCATCCACTCTTATTTGGTTTTCACCAAGAAGATCAAGTATGAAGATGACAGTTTCGATGCCACTGCATTTCGCAGCTGGCAGAAGATCGAATGTGACCTCACTGCATGGCAGGTACCGAACGATAGGGACACCAGTGATCTGAAGAAGATTGTTGGTGAACTTTGCGCCCAGCCTCTGCGGTTGGATGCCCAAGGTTTTAAGTTTGGGCCCGGTCATGTAGCCGATCTGAGGGGTGCGGTTTATGGGGCCCCCGAAAAGGCGAAAGCCTTGACGGCGCTACCCTGGAAACTGCGCCGACTCATCTACCGCGACTTTCCTTTAGAAGCGGTTGGCAAAATCGTACCCTTCATTGGGGACGATGAGTCAAGGTGTGGAGTGTTCGAAGCATGGTACTACTCGGAGTTAAAGATGGTGGCCAAAGACGTGAAAACGTCGAGGTCTATATCTAAGGAGAGGAACACCATTATGATGTTCCAACAAAGCCTCCTTCGCTCCGTAAAGCGCCAGTTTGCCTCCGGGTTGATGCGACATTTCGTCACCCTTGAAGACCAATCACGTAGCCGCGAGGCTGCGATGCGTGGTTCAGAGGATGGGCTAAGTGATACGATTGATCTCTCGGCAGCATCGGACAGAGTACATGTCGATTTGATTCGAGCTATATTCCCTGTGGACTGGGTGATTCCCCTCCTGTATACTAGAAGTTCGACTGTGCGAACGCCAGTTGGAGTGATGCGCGTGAAGAAATTTGCGCCCATGGGATCTGCACTGTGTTTTCCTATACAGTGCGTGATCTTTACTAGTATATGCCTCCTCGCATATGCGAAAGGCCTCGGAATTGACTTAGATGGAGGAAGTATCGTCAGAAAGGTCGTGGCTCGGTGTGGTGATCACACGTCATTACGCCAAAACTACGATCTGCTTCATCCCATCGTGATCTACGGTGACGACATCGTAAGTGATACAAGATTCACCCCAGATGTCGTTGCGCTTTTGACGAAATTCGGATTTCAAGTTAACCGCGATAAAAGCTTCGAGGGCGGCAACGCCGTTCGAGAAGCCTGCGGTATATACGCTTGGTCCGGATTCGACATCACCCCTATCCGATACTCGTTAACGTTACGGCGATCGGCAACGATCGACCCGGCATATTATGCAGGTCTAATCAGCCTCGCAAACCGTGCTTACGACTTCGGATATCTAAACCTGAGAAGAACGATAATTAGGTTAACCAGACAAGGTCTTGGTTCCCGTGCG